TGGCCTATGTCGTTGTCGGGCTGGTCGTGGCGATCGTCGGCGGCACATTGATCGGGCGGGCCGGGATGGAGGACCAGGTGGCCGCCTTTGTGCGCAACGTCCCCGTTCAGGACACCGAGCATGCCCTCACGCGGGGCGAACGGATGGCGTTTGCCCGCGACCAGGTGGTCGAGATCGTCCATCGGGTCTGGCCCTATGTCTTGATCGGCGTGGGCATCGGGGCGGCGATCCACAACTGGGTACCGGCCGAGATCATCACGGCACTCTTGGGTCAGGACAACTGGTGGTCGGTGCCGCTGGCGACACTGATCGGGATCCCGATGTACGCCGACATCTTCGGCACCCTGCCGATCGCCGAGGCGCTGGTCGGCAAGGGCGTGGGGCTCGGCACCGTGCTGGCCTTCATGATGGCCGTCACGGCGCTGTCCTTGCCCTCGATCATCATGCTCAAGCGCGTGGTCAGCATGCGGCTACTGATGCTGTTCCTCGCGGTCGTAACGGGCGGCATCCTCGGCATCGGCGTGCTGTTCAACGCCATCACCCACTGGTTCATCTGAAAGGAACATCATCATGATCATCAAGATCCTCGGTTCGGGCTGCCGGAAATGCGTGGCCCTCGGCGAGAACGCGAAGGCCGCAGCAGCCGCGGCCGGCAAGGAGGCCGAGGCGGTGGCCATCGCCAACGACATCCGCTACGGCCTGGCCGGCTACCTGTGGACGAAGGACGTGGGCCGCGCCAACCGCGTGGCCCTGGCGCTCGATGCCGGCATGATCTGGGTGAACTCGGAGAACGTCCGGCACCTGCCCGC